GGAAAGGGATGAAACAAACCTCATCACTAGTCAGCGTGCAACTTGGACAATTGAAAAAACAAAGCAATTACCAAGTATTGGAACTACTGGTTATTATTACGTCTTACCGCAGGAGGGGACAATTGATACAGATAGGGAGTTAATTGATATTGCTGTTGAAATGGAGATCATTCAACGTAGGGGGGCGTGGTATTCGTATCAGGACCAAAAGTGGAATGGTTTGACTGCAATTGAACTTACAGACAAACAATATGCGGATATTGAAAAGGCGATTCTCTCTTGAAAAGAACAGAAAAAGAAGAAATAAAAAAAGACAAGGCAAAGGGCGTTAAGAACTCTGGTCGTGGTGTTAAAAAGGGAGATGCGACTTTAAATAAATTTCTTGTTGATTATAAACATAATAGTAAGACATTTACTCTTACGCTTAAAAATTGGCTTGATCACCGGAAAAATGCTTGGAATTCAAATTATCGTTATCCTTGCATTTCTGTTGTATTTGGTGAACATTCCGACACGAAGGTTGCTATAGTGGAGTGGGAAGTGTTCAGGGAATTAATAGAAGGATCAAATTATGAATAAAACATTTGGTTCGCTATTTGCTGGAGTTGGTGGTTTTGATTTAGGGATGGAGCAAGCAAATTGGAAATGTGAATGGCAAGTAGAGTGGGAAAAACATTGTCAATCAATTCTACAAAAACATTGGCCAAATGTTCCAAAATATTTGGATGTAAAAGATGTTAATGGTGGGGAACTAATCCCAGTAGATTGCATTACTTTTGGATCTCCATGCCAAGATTTATCTATTGCCGGCAAATATAATGGCCTTGATGGCTCAAGATCTAGTTTGTTTTATGAAGCTATTCGGATTATAAAGGAGATGAGAAATGCAACTGGAAATCAATTTCCAAAATGGTCAATCTGGGAAAATGTCCCAGGTGCCCTCACAAGCAATAATGGGAGAGATTTCGGAAAAGTCCTTGATGAAATGGCAAACATCGGGGCATTGGTCCTTGAATGGCATATCTTGGATGCACAATGGTTCGGAGTCGCCCAGCGCAGAAGAAGAGTCTTTGTGCTTGCTTGCTACGATCCTGCAACCGCTGGAAGATGTGGACAAGAAATATTATCTGTCCCCAAAGACAGCAAGGGGGATATTAAAAAGAGCAGGAAGAAAAGGAAATGTTCTGCCACAAGCTCTGGAGAAAGCCCTGATTCATCTGTCTTGTATGGACAAATAGGACACCATAGATGGTCAGAGGGAGGGGTGACCCTTAACGCTACTGACTACAAAAGACCAGAGCGGAATATTATTTTAGAACCATTTGTTAAATCTAGAAGAGCACAAAGTGCTGAGGATTTTGAAACATGGTCTGAAGGTGGAGTTTCTCCAACACTTAATGCATTTGATAATATTGGAGAAAGTCGGGCTGTGGTAATTATTCCGCAATCTATAGAAGAAGTGTTGCCAATATCATTCCATGCTAAGCAGGTTCCAATTTCTTCTGAAAATGTTGCTCAAACTTTGTATGGTCAAAATGGAATTGCTGTCGGTGTGCCTGTTTTTGCGTATGACGCTTACAATGATGCAGTGTCTGAGGATATTTATAGAACGCTTAGGGTTGGTATTGATTCTGGAGATCATATTGCAATTCCAATTCAAGGCACAATAATTGGCAGGTCTGATAGTGCCGGCCCACAAGGTAAAGGTTTTGGTGATGAGAATGATCCGTCATATACCCTTGATACAATTTCGCAACACGGGGTCATGACTCCAGAATTAATTCTGAGGCGACTTACTCCACTTGAATGTGAAAGACTTATGGGTTTTCCAGATAATCATACAAGCCATGCAGATAATGGTAAAAAAATTGCAGATACAAATAGATATAAGATGTGTGGTAATGCAGTAGCCTCCCCGGTTGCAAAATGGATAGGCGAAAAAATTTATGCGATTTAAATTTTTTTGCGAACAATTATCTAGTTGGATTGCATTTGGTATTACTTTGAACTGGGATGATGGTGTATACTTTGGAGTGTACATTGCGAATTATTTACTGGGACTGCAGTTTTATAGAAAGGAATAAATATGCCAGATATGATAATCAATAAAGAAATTCTAGCCAATCATATGGGAGATAAGGCTGAGGAATTCTTGGAATGTTTAAGAATAGTTGAGGATATTATTGAAAATCCAGATCATTATATTGGATTTCAAGCAATAAAATATGCAAATATTCTTGCAGGATACAGAACACTAATGATTGTCAAATCTCAAATGTATAAAAGAAAGTCTACAATGATGTCTGAGCAAGATAAATTTGTAAATGATATATGGAAGACTATGTATGAGGCATTAACTGAAAATATTAACGCTTTAAAACTGGCCGCAAAGGGGGTCAATAACTAATGAAATCACTAAATAAATTGCGTCAAAAGAAAGAAGAAATTGTAAAAGAAGTTAAGGTTGAGATTAGAAAAAGTCTTAATGATGGCATTGATGAGCATCTAGAAAAAAGAAATACATCAGTATTTAAACAAGTAAGTGGATTTCATCCAAGCTATACGAATCAATGTTCTAGATATTGGTATTACTTGTTTACCGGTGTCAATGTTCAATCATCATTTAGCCCTCAAACTTATAGAATTTTTGACAATGGCCATTTCGTTCATAATAGACTTTACGGTTATTTTAGGGAGATGGGTATTCTTTTAGAAGAAGAAATTGCAGTAAAATGGAGCACTCCTCCAATTGAAGGCACTGCTGATGGTATTATAGATTGGGGCGGTCGTAAACTAATTGAATTAAAATCAATTAGCTCCGAGGGCTTTCACTACAGAAAACTTTACAACAAACCAAAAGATGAACATTATAGGCAGGCTCAGATCTATATGAAATGTTTAGATCTTGATTCTGGATATGTTATATACGAAAATAAAAATAATCAAGAAATTTTACCAATTTACATTGAAAAAGATAATAAGTTTATTGATAAACTTTTTAAAAGATATACAGAGTTTTATAATAATTATCTGAATAATCAGATACCTGAGCGGCCTTATAAAAGAACATCAGAAAACTGCAGTTCTTGCGATTTGGCTGGTTTATGTTGGTCGGAGAATGTACAAGAAAGAAAAGAAAAAATGTTCTAATCCAGAATGTAATAAATTTTTTATTGCAAAAGTTTATAATGCCATCTATTGCTCTCCCGAGTGTAGACGAATAATTACTAATAAAAATCTTCTTGCTAATTATTATGAAAAAAAGAATAACAAAAATAAAAAAAGAATATGTAAAACTGTAAATTGTAAAACAATTCTTTCTAGATATAATAAAGAAAAAATTTGTGAAAACTGTAAAAGAGAAAGATACATTAAGCGCCTTATGTCTTGGGGCTGGTCTGAAAAACAGGCAAGAGGCAAAGACATATGACAATTGGAAAACTAGTGGCATCTGTTAAAAATAATAGAATAATTGCAATTGATCCAGCATCCCACTCACTTGCTTGGGTTATTTACGATATAAAAGCATCTAAAATATCTATTTTTGCATGTGGAAAAATTAACTATAAAGACTATAAAGGTGCTTCTGCAAAATTTTCAGTAATTGATAAGGAATTAAAAAAAATTTATAAAGAATATAAGCCGCAAATTGGAATTATTGAGCAATCAATTTACGTTCAAAATTTTGAAACAAGTAGAATTATTTCTTACATTATAGGTTATTCATGGGGTGTCTTAAATAATCTTGGTTGTCAAATTACAGATGTTAATCCACTTGTTTGGAAATCTGGAATTGGTTATAAAAATTTGAATAAAAAAGAACAAGAGTTTATTGCAAATAATGGGGAAAAGGGATCGCTAGCGATAAAATTAAAGAAGGAAAGAAAGCGCCGAGTGCAGGAAATTGTTAAAAATTATTTTCTTGCATTGCCAGAACACCTTGAAGATGATGATATTATAGATGCTGCGGGTATTGGTCTTTGGTATTGTAAAAAAATTTTGGAGGATCTAAATGCAAAGTGAACCATATAAAGATAAAACATTTCTTTACGAAATGTATGTTAAAAGAAGGATGAATCTGACAGATATTTGTAAATATTTAAAAAATACTTACAGTATTGAAGTTACTCCTCAGGCTATTTATAACTGGGTTAAAAAATATGATCTTCTTAAGTTTCGCGGAAAAGGCAGAAAGCTTTCTGCAACGAGTATGAGAAGGCCTGAATCTGAAGCCCAAAGAGCTGCCAACAAAAGAAAAAGAGAAATTCAAAAAAGAGTGAGGCAAAGAAAAAGGGAAATTAGGGGAATATGAGAAGAAGTGTAAGCGTAAAAGACATTAGTAGTTTTGCCAATCTTGACATGATTTATAATCAGATCAGGGTTATTGAAGCGAAGCAAAATACAACAAAATATAAATGTTTGGGATCCGGCAACTGTTGTAAAATTGGATTAAATATTCATATGGCAGAATGTGCAAACATTGCTTTTAAATTGAGACAGCAATATTATATTACTCTTGAAGATAAAGGTCAGACCGTTGCTGATGAATGGATGGAAAATGTTGTTCTTTCACTAAAAGAAGCTATGCATGATGAAGATTGGGAAATTGGTGGGGTTACAAAGAGGCATTGCGCTTTTTACAAAGGTGGATGCACAATATATGGGTATAGACCTATGGTGTGTAGAACTTTTGGAACAGTAACTCACGTTGACGATTATTGCCCAAGAATCAGAAATGCCCATGGCAACATTGATTATTTTGCTGGTGATGGAGTTAAAAAAATTATTAGATCCTTTCAAGATTTTTTGAAAGAATATACATCTGATAAAGATCAGGGTTATAACATGGTAGTATATATGCCATTAGGTGTACTAAGTTTTCTTTTGACAACTGAAGAATTAATTGAATTAGAACAAAGCACTAATCCAAAATTTTGGAAAGCCGTGGAGGGTTGGTTCAATTATCGAGTTGAATATACAAAAATGCACGGTTATGAATATGATAGATTATATGATGAAGCAAAAGCCGTTAAATTGGAATTAAGATTTCCAAAAGAAGAGAAATAAATGTCAGACATTGAGCCAGTTATTGGTCACGAAATAGAACCAGCGGAAAGAACAATTCTTGATGAGTTGGCTGAAATAGAGCAAGTTGGATTATTGCATATCAAAGGTTATTCAATACATGAAATAAGTTCTCTTGTTAATACGCCCATTGAGCGCACAAAAAATATGATTGCCGAATATAAGAAGATATTGAATAGACAGGCTGAACTTGATCCCTACTTTCTTGAAAAAATTCAATTTAACACCATAAAAGCATTGCAAGAATTTGATCAATTAAGTAAAGAAGCTTGGGAAACAATTAATATTGCTACAGATCATGGAATGGTTCCAGCAAGAATTCAAGCAATTAAATTGGCTGCTGAAGTGGCTACTAAGAAGGCGCAATTGCATAAATTAATGGGTGGTAATCAGGCCGATGCTCAATATATTTCTAGAATGCAAAAAGCTGAAAATGTAAACCAAATTCTTTCTAAAATTTTGAGAGATGTCATTTCCAAGCATCCACAAATTGCTGAAGAGGTCAGAAGGGAATTGGAGATTGCTCTTGAGATCATGGATGTAGAAAGCTCTGACTAAAGAGACGGAAAAAAGTTTACATAAAGAGACGGAAAAAACTCCTCATAAAGGTGTAAATTACCTATCTGCAAGCAAAACCTTGTCTGTAAAATTACACAGGTGTAATCTTACTTCTTGGTAAGGTTACATAGTGTATAATAGATTAGCATATCATGTCAGATTTTGTTGGACTAAATTTAGATTTTAATGACTTTGATCGTCTTTTGCGTC